TTTGAATCGCTCCACGCTTTCTCGTGGATGTTTATTTTGTCTGTGTCGATTTTGTAATAAGCGCTTATTTTTTTGGGTTCAGAAGTTGAACTTTCAGATGTTGTCGCTATTGAGCCGAATATCTGCCTGCACAATTCTTTTGCGATTGTATCTATGTTATTTAGCATATACTCAGCGTCTTTTTTATTCGTGCAAAAGCCCAACTCAACTAATCTGTACGATATCCGATTTTGAGCTGCAATGTTAGGGTTCAGTAAATTGCTTCTTCCTGAAATTCCCAAGTGTCCTAAATGACTCATTGATTGCCATATGCCTACCGTGTTTTTGATTCCGTCACGGATTCGCAAATCTAATGCATCCGGCTTATATCCGGCATAGATTATTACGTGTCCACCTCTAGCATTTGCATTGCTAGGACTTGCGTCATAGTGCCATTCAATAACCTCGTCATAGCCTTTTGCCAATTGTGCAAGATTTTGGCGATCATACACATTATAGTCGCTGAAAAAATTGACCTCATGCCCTGGCGGAACATATTTTTTCATTGCTGGAAACATCAAATCCTTGTAGTATAATGTTTCGCCCATCGAAATAAAGCCTTTTGCACCAGGGTCAAACGTTCCGTCTCTTTTTTTGCCGTGTCCTGCTATAAATAAATATTTAGTCATTTTTTAATCCTTTCTAATAAAAAAAGCACCTGAAACGGTGCTTAGGTTTCTTATATTTGCAATGATAATTAAGATATTAATTCCCACGTATCATTCGTTGCTGCTGGCTCTGTCGCATTTCTATCTTTTTTGCTCTGCCAGACCTTATCCTCAGTCGGATGCCAGACTAACGCTCCGATGATATACTCTGTGCCTTTGTTCCATTTTTCCGGTTTGATGCTTCCTGCCGTGATTAACTCCCACGATGTAGCGACTTCCGACGGTCGCTTTAATTCTGTCGCTGGTACTTTGACGACTACTCGATACAATTTGTTGCCGTCACGCCTTACAGCGCCAACATTATATGCGCCCTGCTCCCACTCCTTAACAAAAGGCGTGATTGCGATTAATTCTTCCTCGGTCATTTTGGTAAAGTCTGCAACCGAAGTTAAATTAGTGATTAACTCTTTAGCTTCTGCTGCTTCTGCTATCGCCTGCGATTTCTCGGCTTCTGCTGTTGTTTTTTCTTGTTCCGCTTGCAATTTTGCTTCTTCGGCTTGTATTCTCGCTTCCTCTGTCGCTTGTATGAGCGATTCGGCTGCCGCTAATTGTTGTTCATGTGCTGGTCTTAACAGTAGCCCTTTCGCAAAAAAACCGTCCAATGTCGTTGCTTCTGCTTCGGTTAATGGCATAAATACATAGTCACCGTTAGAATCGTATGTATTACCCTGAATCGTACCATTGTCAAACTTAGTGAATTCAATTCTCTGTATCATTTGCTTGTCCTCTTAATTCTTCTAACTGTTGTCTTAACTCTTGATTTTCTTTTTCATACGCTCGGTTTTGAGCAACTAAAAAGGCAACTCGATTTGTGAGTTGCCCTAAAAATAGCCCTGATTCATCAATCACTGCCTGTTGATAGTCATTAAAGTCAATGTTCATACTGTATCCTTTCTTTTATGGAATGTTTAATTTTTGTTTAAGGCTATAAAAAGCCGTGCCGAACTTTAGGTATATATCGCTACCTGCCAGTAGTATGCCTGTCGTCTCTGTTCCGCTTGCTTCGCATACCATGAGCAAACCTGCATCAGCGAACACTGACGAGTGCCTAAATACCATTCTTTTCCACCAATTTGTTTCGTCCGGGCAAAAATGACTTAAATAAATATTTTTACCATTTGCTCGATTTGCGCTGATTCTTACATCCCCAAAAGGAGCAATTTCAACGTCGTTAGGTGGAGCGAACTTAACGGTACCACTTGACAATCGCATGTATTCAGCGTTTATTTGTCCGGGTGAATTCGACTTGTTAAACGTGATGCCGTTTGCTCCGCTACCTTCGATGATTCTCGCCCAATTGCTCTGATTTACAGTTGTGATGTTAAATATTTCGGCAGTGTCATTAAAGATCATATACTGCCCATACCGCATTACATTTCGGTATATGCCCTGATTTGTTTCAAATATGCCGTTATTTAGGTCAAATTTTGCGTTAACGCCTGTTATAACCCCTGCCGTGATTGCACTTGCGTTAAGATTAACAACGTTAACATTCGCACCGTTAAGCGTTCCGACCGTGATTTTATCCGCCGAAATGCCGCTCGCTACCATGCGGTTTGTGATTAAATTGTTTGCAACATAAAAGCACTCGTCGGTTAATTGGACTTTGTTTTCATTGACCCTAAACAACAAAGAGCTATCAGCCAGCGTAACGCTAGTGACTTTGTTTTGCGAGTCTCTTGTAACTCTGAGGTCAATCATTCCTGCAATTTCGGTGATTTGCGTTTGAAAGTCCTCCGGAGCGGGTGACCAGTCGGTTTCCTTATTTCCTCTTTCAAGTTGATCGTGCCAAAGATCAACGTCAATATTCTCTGCCGCATTAGAAGCATAAATTTGGAATGAAAACCAGTTGTAGTACGCCTCTGATCTGTATCCGCCGAAACGAACAAACCGAACAGCTGCACCAGGCTCAATTGTTTCAGATGTGCCTGCACCAACTCCATTTACTCTCACTGTTATGTTGTTTGTGCCATTATTTTTGACATAAATCGAGTATGTAACAATTTCTTTATGAATAACCTCCGGCACCTCATATCTCTGTGTTATCTTGAGCACATTTGTGCCACCTGTGGTTTTAAGATTTGTTGCATCTGTGGCGTTCCACTCGCTGACGGAAACATTTTCTGTCTTAGTTAAAGTCGCTCCAGAATAAGCATAGAAAGCAGAGAAATCATTAGAATTTTTTATTATATTTTTTCCACCAATTTTCACATTGTCGGTGTATTCTTTCGCTTTCACCAATGCCCTTTGCGCTTCCACGTCCGACAGGCGATTTGTACCGGCATACGCCACCGTTGAGTCTGTGTACGTTATTTTGTTCCTAATCCATAAATACTTATCATCATCCCAACTTTCAGGCGGTGTGGTACTCCAAGTTGTAGGAGCAGTAGTGCCACTGATGCCGTATTCGACAATGATTGATTGGATACCTGTGCCGTCAGTGCCAGGTACACCCTGACCGCCTCTAAACTTTGACCACGTATAGTCAGCTTTATTGGTAGATTCCGTTGCAGTCGTTTTATTAACAGCAATACCGATATATTCTGTTGTCGATTTCGGTAAGTCATACAATCCTGTACCGTCTGCATTATCAGAATACTTAATCCAGGTGTATGTAGTAGTTCCATCCTGACCAGGAGCGCCCGGCTGTCCGTCTGTTCCTTTAATTAGACTCCACGTATAATCGCTCGGTGTATTAGATTCGGTTGCCGTTGTTTTGTTATAGGCAAACCCAATATATGTTTTACCTGTCGGATCATTGGAAATGCCCGACCCTGTAGCAGAGTCGGCGTATCTTATCCAAGTGTATGTTTGCAGCGCTTTTAAGTCATCTGGGTGAGGTGACCACGGCTGTGCATCACCCTTATTGAGCATTAGATATTTGTAGCCAATATTTTGTGACGGTGTGCTACCCTGATTAAATACAGTTATTAGAACAAAAAAGTTAGTTGTATCATCAGGTATAGTTGCAGTTGCTGTCGCCCAACCACTTTGTCCGGCTGGAATCAGGTTTGTTATTGTATTGCGATTAGGATTTCCGTTATTCGGATAGCGAATCGAAGCCCTGACCGGATACGCAGACTGGCTAGCGTCAAGCCATACCCTCAGCGTCACTGTGTCGCCAGCAGAAATAACCCCATCACTAAATAAATTGGCGTTGTCTGGATGCAGAGAGCTGGCATTTGTGACTCCCCAACCTGATATTGAAACTTGTTTAAGCTGATCGCTCGTGCCTTTAAGCAAATTCCAAGCAAAATTGTCACCCTGCTCTCCCTTAACCCCAATCAAAGCCGGAGCTGTATTCGTCACGCTACTATCAGTGTATGTGATTTTTTCATAATTCCAGAGAAACCTTTTAGCATCAGTAAATGAGGGCGGTGTTGTAGTCCAACCACTTGTCGAGTGGGTAACGCCTGTCGCTTGGTTACTGATTAAGTAGTATTCCTGTACGCTCTGTATCCCAACTCCATCGTCACCTACCGTGCCTATAATCACTGGTTGGTCAGTATGTGTAGCACCTGTGGTGTATGTGGTTACGGAATAATTCCACAAATACGGTTTAGCCTTAGTTATCGTTTGAGGTGTTTCTGTCCAACCCGAAGTGCTTGTCGTCACTCCAGTATTTTGAGCGCTTGCAAGGTAGTATTCCTTGATTGATTGTACGCCCCTGCCATCATCACCCTTATCACCCTTTTCGCCAATTGCACGATAAGATGTCTTTGTGCCGTTTAAGTACCAAAAACCGTCACTGCCAATCGTATAGTTCGCACCATCTTGACCGATTGCTTTAGTTGTAGTCTTAACGCCGTCTGCGTACCAGTAACCGTCAGAGCCGATTGTGTAGAGTGTGCCGTCCTGACCCGGTTCGCCAACCAGACTTGCAAGCCATTCAGCCTGTGTACCAACAAAACCGCTTGCGACTGCGACTTGGTAGGCACTGTCGCCTTGAGGGCCAGGCGTTAACTCAATTTCATCTATTGCTGCCAGTGCTGCATCTGCGTCGTTTTGTGCCGCTACTGCTTTTGCGTCTGCTGCTTCTACGGCTGTTGCATTGGTAGATATATCTGTTGTATCGACAACTTGCTCCCACTTTGCACCGTCATGTATCCACATCTCCCACTCATTATTGGCTACAGGCTTGTACCAGATGTCATTTTTTTCGCCTGTCGGTTCTGTCACTCCGTCATATACAGTGTTTTTCCCGCCTGCCGAAATCTTAGCTTTTATTGCAACATTTTCAGTTTTTGTAATTCTTTCGTCAAAAGACTGTAATAAGCTCGTATAAACACTTCTAGCGCTGCCTACTTCAATTTGCTCATAGCGCTCCAATAGCACGTCATAAAGCGTTTCGACAACTTGCGCTTGTTCGTCAATAATTCCGATGTCTTCATAGTTGATTTTGACTTGATCGCATAGGTTCAATTCTTCGTACTTTGCAATGTCTTTATATTCCAAAGTATCAGATAAATCAACAAAATTAATCTTCAGGTTGCCTTTAGGGATTCCTATTCTATTGTCAGCAATATACTGGTTCGCTCTTGCTCTTAATTGCTCGACTGTTTCTATCCCTTCGCCCGAAAAGTTGACCGCTAGAATTTTTAAGTGATTGTAATTTCCTGCGTATTCCGAGTGAACAACATCTTCCGGCAGCGTCAAAATAACGTCTTGCGTACCCTCGTTAACAAACATGATTGTATATGGCTGTATTGAGGTTATTGTGTCGGTTATTTGTTGTTCGTGAGTGATGCCGATTAAGTTCTTTGAGTAAGCAATTGTTACTCCGCTATCTACGCCCCGATTATTGAGCAGCGAAATTCTATCATTATTAAAGTAATATTCTCCGCCGTAAACGTCTAAAATAGAGCCTTCTACGCCGCCTAGAGCTTTCCTTGCGTTAGATACCTTGTCTACTGTCCAGTGTCCAGAGCTGACTGTATCGACATTGCTATATACCGTCAAGCCGGAATCGTACAAAAGATTGTTTTTCCACGTGTTCAGTGCATCTGCTGCACTGCCTGAAAAATAAACATCAGGTTTTAGTGCATTGTTTTTAGTCTTATATTGTGCGGTGTGTTCAGCGTATATTTTCGCTCTGCCTGATTCCGAAACGCTAATTCTATGGATAATAAATCTTTGATTTTTCTGTAATTTGTTTGCATCTGCTACAATGATTCGCTCGTTCTTCAACTCTTTGAAAAGCTCGCTGTCGATAGGATATTCGAGTTCCAACTCAAAAATACCGTTCCGGCTCTCTCTAACCTTACAACTGATAGTGTCTCTAAGCGCACCTATCCCTAGTGTCGTGAAATCTGTCTGATTTGCTTGATAAAGTAGTGGAATCATATCGCTTTTCTTCCTATTTTTGTAGTTATGAAAATTTTGACTTTTGTATTGTCAAAAGTGATTTTATTGTTGCCTATTGCTAACTGTGGGTATAGAGGACTGTTGACCACTAATTTATTGTTGGCCGTCGCCGTGCTTGTTCGTACCTGCATAGCTTCGCTGTCAACAAATAAATTCGTGTTAAAATCCCTGATCGTAAACCACGCTTTATTGTTGTTCTTGACTTCGAGATTTGTTGCTGCTGCTAGATACTGTAATCTGATTAACGGCAATGCCGGAACATTGCCGTTGTTTACTATTGTTTGATTGTTCAGAACTTCTATTTCCGTCAGACTGTTCAAAAAATACATAATCGGGTGGAATCGCACTTTGATTACGCCCTTACCCTTGCGTCTAATCGTGTCAGCTATCGAGTAAGGGTCAATGATCGTTGCTTTGTATAGATAATCAGGGTACATAGACCACTTCCAATTATGGTAGCCTGGGACGGTCAGCCAATCATCAATCAATAACGCTAAATCTCTAAGAGGTTTTCCGTCTCCGCTGCCTGTGATTAAGTTTTTGTCCGGTACAACATCAAATTTGATTGTTTTCTCGATCGTCTTAAATCGTTTATTGTCAATCGTCAGTTCGCCGTCACGCCCTAGTACATTAATCGTCTGCACGTCACGTACAGCAGGCGCTAGCGACAATTCATTGTATATTTTGATTCCAAAATTGTCAGAACGTTGTCCATTGTACTCAAAATAACTAGACATGCTGTAACCTCCATTTTTCTTGTCCGGCAATAAAGCCTATCTCGTCCATCGTCTGTCTGATGTCTTTTTCGCCAGTCCAGATGATCTTATCTACGTACAAAGTCATGCTATTGTCTGTGCTTGTACGATTATTGACCGTATGACTTGCAAGACCCATTCCTACTGCTCCGCTTGCCGAATATTTAGGTAGAAAGCTCGCTCCGAACATTCCGGCTATTGCATTGATCTTGTCAAGCCATGATTCCATGCCGATTGCAAAGCCCTCGCCTGTGTATGAGCCGAGTTGCTCTGTCACTTTTGACGGTGATCTGATTGACAATGCTCGCCTGATCGTGCTTGATACGCTATTCGCTATCGAATTAGCTGTGCCGATTATCGTGCCTGTCATTGACCGCAAGCCATTGTTAAAGCCTTGTCCTGTCGCTTGACCTAAATAAACCATGTTGGAAATATTCGTTTGCAATACCGACGCTATCTCTCGTGTCATTCCTCGCACTGCTTCAATCGCTGCCTTTTGAGCGTTTTTGATTCCGCCTGCCAGCCCGCCGACAAACCCTGAGCCTATTCGCATCGCTTTCCTCGATGGTGAGTGCATTTCCCAATTGTCTGTTATTGTTTTTACTGCTTCGTCTGCGACTTTACCTGTCGAATCTTTAATGTCAGGTATTTTGTTTTCAATTTCCGTGGACATGCTGCCTACCATTGTTTGAGCATATTTACCCCAATCAATGTTGTTAAATCCGTCTGTCAAGCCTTGATCGGTAGCGGTTATCAGTTCCATAACGCCCTCAGGCACATCTGTTTCAGCAATTCCCATTGCTTTTACAAAAGACCTGACTGCATCATCACCTGCGGTTTCAAAGATTTCGTTAAATTGCTCTAATTCGGGCTTCGACATTGTTACAAGTTCTGCTACATAAGCGGCGCCTTGAGGTCCCATGTTCCGCATCTTGTCCAGCATACCTTTGTTAAGTCCTCTGTCAGCAAGAATGTCTAAATTAGTTGCCCAATCATCAACCGCTTTAATATTGTGCTGCAAGTTTTCAAGCATCGTTTCAACCGTTAAATCAGTTTCTAACTCAATCTGATTAAACATATCGGTGCTAGCATCTTTGATTTCCTGATAGTGTCCTCGTAAGCCCTCTACGTACTTTCTGTCAGCATCCCAAAGTTGATCTAAGCTCGATATTCTTATCTCAGTGTTCGCTTGCAGCTGCTCCATATAAGCGTTTTCTGCTTCGCCTAAACTCTCGGTCAGTGTTTTTTGTGCGTTAGTTGATTTTGTTTTCTCGTAAATCAGCCCTTCTTCTATCGCTATCGCTTGCTCGTATGTCTCCTGAGCAACTTCCATGTTCATTTTTTTAGCTTCAAGCGTTTCAAGTAAAGCGTATTTAAGTTCTTGTTGCTCGCTATATCCTTGGTCCCAATAAGTAAGCGTACTCGATTCAATTTCGTTTAGCTTTGATTGGATTTCCACGCTTTCTTTTGACAAATTGTTGTAAGCAATACCCGCTTCGGTTCTTTTCTTGGTTGCATCGGCAAGGCTTTCTTCAATGCGTTTGTAGTTGTCTTTCTCAAGCATGTACTTGTTTTCAGCCGCCATTACATCAATGTAAGACTTCAATTCATCGCTGGTTGCGTTAATTGCGTTCGTTTTTTCGTCGTAATACAAAATTTCTTCGCCTAGCGCTTTGTTTAGCTCATTGATGTTAAGTTTTAGCTGTTTTGTTTCGCCTGCTGTCCTTTTCTGGCTGCGAATCAGCTCAAAGGTTTCATCAGCCAAATCTTTCATGCTGTCGGTGTTCGCATCAAGTTTTGTTTTTTGAGTCACGAAGTTTTCTGACGCTTCCGCCGTTTCGTCACTTAATGTAGATATACTTTCTGTTAATAAATCAATCGCTGCTTTGTCTTCTGCCGCTAACTCTGCTAGTCGTGCTTCACGTTTCTTATTATCTGCACTAACAGCAGCTACCATTGCACCAACTGCTACCGCTATAATGCCAGGTACAGAGCCGATCGCACTCGCAAACGTGCCTATTGCGCCGCCGCTATTGGCTAACGTGCTTAAAAATGTTCCTGTGCCGTCGTTTGCTGCCAACATAGCGGTTTTTAAGAGTTTTACAGTGGCAGTCAGACCTGTAATCCAACCGCTAACCTGGGTTGCAATTTTAAACGCCAAGAAAGCTGCGACTGCGCCCTCCAAGACCCACGTATTATTAGCAATAAAATTAATCAGTTTCGACAAAACATCATAAAACACTTTGATAATTGGCGTTGCTTTTTCGATGCCGTCAGCGATTGCCCTAAACGCCGTTTTGACGACCTCTTTGAATTTGTCTAAGTTTTCAGCGATGCTCTTTCCTGTGATTTCTCGTGAGACATTATCAATTGCATCTAAAACCATCGTTAAGCCGTTTATTACAGCGGTTTTGATGTTTTGCATTGATGTGGCGATACCTTTTGACGATTCAAGCGCCATTTCAGCAAAACCGCCCTGCTGATTGCTTAACTCGATTAATTTGTCCCCGAATTGTTCAAAAGTGATTTCGCCGTCTTGTAGAGCAGCGTAAAAGTCTCTGACTGCCGATGTGCCTGTGTATTTAAACGCTTCGGCGGTCATTTTCAGTGCTACCGGCATTGTTTCTTGTAAGGTCTTCCACGACTGCATGTCAGGCTTGCCGTTTGCTAACATTTGCTGATACTGCTGCAAACCTCTTGCTGCGTCCATACCCGATGCACCGCTTGCTAAAAAAGCATTATTTAAAGCCAATGTTAAGTCGGTCGCCTTATTGATGTCGCCAGTTATCATTGTCAAGCTTTGAGCTGTGCCTACAACTTCATCAAGCCTGGTCGGTAGTCCTTGTATTCCGTCGGTTAGTTTCTTTACGCTTCTTTCTGATTGAGAGGCACTAAATCCAACTAATTCCATGACTTTTGGATATTGCCGCATCGTATCGAATCTACTAATAGCACTATCTAAACTGCTTGAAATAGTGTCAATGATTTTAGATACGCCTTTAGCTGCAAGAAAAGCAATTGTCATGTTTTTAGCGCTGCCTGTTACGCTGTCGGTCGCTTTTTCTACGTTCCCTAGCGAACTATTTAATTTTTTAAAATCTCCGTCATTAACAACAACATCAATAACTATTCTTCCGTCAGCCATAAATCTATCCCTTTAAGCTGTATTTCTGCTTCAATTCTCGCTTCATTTGTTTATAGTCTTTGCGCTCGTCGTCTTCGTTCCAACTTCTGATTCCGATAATCTCAATTAACCTTGTATTGCTCGGCAATCCGTCCAAAAGCGCCTTAAATTTCGCCCAATGTAATTTACCTTGTTCTTCTATCAGATCAATTCCGTAAGTCTGCATAAAGGCGGAATAAATCAAATCTGCGTCTTCGGTAAAGTCAAAAACTTTCTCCGGTTCTTCGGTTTCAGGTAACTCTATAATGTTTCCTGCAATATCTCTGATTTCCTGTTTCTCTGCTTTTACATAATTTTCTAAAATATCTATTAAAATCTTCGCTTTGTCTTCATAATCAATCTCCGGTACTTCACCTGTCAGCATCTCAAACGCTATGTCAATTTTGAAAAAGTCCGGAACTGTCTGATCGTTCGTCAAGTCCATAATCCGCAAGACATTATCAAAACTTGCGTTGATTTCGTATTCTTTTTTGCCTATCTTGTATCTATCGTTTAGACCGTACTGTATTAGCATTTGGCACTCCTTTGACGTACTTGTTCAGAGCGTCCATTTTCATATCGTCAAAAATTTCCATTAAAATACCTTCGGTGATTTGAGCTAAGTAACCTACCATGATAGTAGTCGCCGGGTTAATCGCATAAACCTTGTCAAAGCTGCCCTCACCTAAAATAGCTTCATACGCTTTTTTGACCATTTCTCGTGCATCTTCTAAATCGTTAGTGTTGTCGATTTTAAGTCTTAGTTCCGAGATTTCATCTTTAGCGTCCATAAACTTTTTGATGTTGTCGTCAGATTTTCTAAAATACAGAATTTCTATAATCTTTCCGTCTTTGTCTCGGAAAGGAATTTCGATAACATTTTCTTTGATTTCAATAGGTCTCATATTTACCTCCTAAATATAAAAAAAGGGAGCTGTTATGCTCCCTTTGGTATTAAGTTCCGCCGCTACCTGCTGCTACGGTAGGTTTCACTGTGCGTGAGATTGTGCAGCTAAACGGTGCATAATCTCCTGCGTTTCCGCCGCCGTCCTTGATGTTAGACACGCTCGCTTCGCCTGTTTCGGTTGATCCGTCAAGTTTTGTTACTTTAAGCAAAATCTTTCGTGCTTCACCTACTTCGTGCCTTAGCCCTACGATTAAGTTTTGAGCTGCGTCAGTTGTGTCACGATAGCCAGTTACTTCATAGATATATCTTGTCTCTATGATTTCAGGCTCCATTGTCCCGTCGCCGTCATAGTACGCCACTTCCTCTGTTCTGTCGTTTGACGATTCGTCAACATCAGTGATGTATTTAGCCAACTCAAGATAAGTTGGTGTCTCACCTTTCGCCGCTATCTCGTACTTAATAATGGCGTTCTTTTTTCTGTTTTCAGCCATAAATTATCCTTTCTTAAATATCAGTAGAAAATGATGCTGTATATATATATCCTTGCTCGTCCTGTTGGAGATATGCTATTTCGGTATATACGTTGCATCCGTATTCAATTAACTTATCTGTGATTTGCTCTAACATATTGATTGTTTGAGATAGATTGTCCGATTTTGTTAAAATCTGAAACGATATGCTTTTAGTTCGGTCGTCAGAGTAATAGTTTTCGCTTGTACTCGGCATTATCCGTAAAGCAATAGACTTTGTAGCTGTTGATAATTGACCTAGTTCAACATTGGCATACAAAGTCAAATCATTCTTCAATCTATTGATCAATCCTAATAAATGTAAAATAATCGTCATCTGTACGCCTCCGCTACTTTTCTAGCCCACTCTTGAGCTTTTTGTGCCTTTGCCGCTTCAAACCATAATCCTCTAGCGTTAGGGTTCGAGTCTTTGCTGAAATTGTATTGAGGATTCCAATACAGCCGTCTCGCATAAGGAGTATTCCAGCTAAGCTGTTTCTCGTTAC